TTCTTAACAGCAACGCGACGATAGTAGCGGTTAGCGTTAACCTTGAGTGAACCGAGACCCTGGTTGGTTCCTTCTGCAAATGGGTTAGCAACGAGACCATAGCGGGTCTTGAAGCCAATCTTGGGCTGGAAGGAGTTCTCACCCACGGCACGGACCATCTGCAGAGGTACGTATGGGCAATAGAACAGACCTGCGTCATAAGGTGAAGTACCCTTATAACCGACAACGTAATACTGGTTGCCGTTTGCTGCGTTAGCAGAGGTCAGGTTTGCAGAATAAGGATCGATGTAGACACGATACTTACCTTGCAGAACACCAGCGAAGGTGTTACCAGTGTCATCAACGTTCAGGTTAGCGTTGAGTGCAGGGGTGTAGTCGAGCACACCAGCCATGGTCAGTGCAGAAGCAACGTCTGCAGAGCACATGATGATGTTGCCCTTTCCGCGACGAGTTCTTTGTGCGATTGCGTTTGCATCGCGCTCGATTTGGAACAGGAGACCCTTGAACTTCTCAACAGACCAGCGACCGTTGGAGTCGATGTCCAGGTCGAAAGTACCAGCAGTAGCGGTGTTAGCAACAGCGCCTTGCTCAGCGACCTTATAGATGGTTCTGATGACTTCACGGTTGATCTCAGCCAAGATCTCAGTAGAGAGGATGTTGGCGAGTTCCGCTTCAGCGTTCAGACCGTGGATTGCCTTAAGGTCTTGTGCCAGTTCCAAGGAGTACTCAGCTTTGAGTGCTCTGGACTTAGCGGTTACGGTGACTTTCTCGATCGAGAATGCCATCTGGTTGAAAGCATTGCTTCCAGTGCCGTCAAGCGATTCAGAGTCATCCTTACGCATACCGCCACCGACTGTGAAGTCAGAGGAAGTTGCGGTTCCAACTGGGTTCAGAACGGAAGGATTGTCGCCACGCTGGATGGTAGTACCAATACCAGCATCTCCATCAGCGAATCCGTTGGAGAGGTCGAGTCCTGCATCCTGTCCAGAGAATGCGGTATCTGCTTCGTCGAAGAATGCCTCGGTTCCGCTCTGGTTGGTGTAGCGGGAGCGCATTGCGAAGATGAGTCCGGTAGGACCAGACATTGGTTGTACGCCAGCCAGGTCATATGCGACCAGGTTAGGCATAGAACGACGGATCAGGGAGATCAGTACTGGGTCGAAACCAGCAACTGGACCTGCAGCGGTTGCGTCGCCCTGGAATCCGTTAGAACCAACAGCATTGGTTGGTTGCTCGGTCAGCATTCCACCTTGCTCGAAGGAGGATTGCTCACGGAGGAATTTTTCTTGGTTTTCGAGCAGGACAGCGGTTACGGCTCTACGATGAGAATCTTTGATTTCTTCGCAACCCTCATGATTGAGGAGAGGTGCCCACTTTTCCTGCAACTGTTCGGATTGGAACATTTGCGGTTACCTATAAAGTTAGTGTTTGTTTAATGTTGAATTCAGTTTTGCTTACCGAAAGAACCCAGGGTTCTGAGATATGCGCTCATAGAATCCGAGTGGAACTCAGGAGACTGGTCTACGCCTTCGGAAAGGGTTTCGGACTTAGCAACTGGTGCTTTGGTGGAGAAATATGACTCCTTAAGCATTTCCAGTTTTTCACGATATTGACTCTCACTTTCAAACTCTACACTTTCGGAAAGTGAAGCGAGCTTCTCTTTCTGAGTGGAAGCGAGTCCATCAGAAACTGATTCAAAGATTCCTTCTGCAGTTGCCTCGGAGAGACGACCGTTCAGAGTGATGTTCTTCTCAATCTGCTCGTTGAGTTTTGTCTCCATATCATCAAGTTTTTCTACCATGCTCTCAAGCACATCATACTTATCTTCAGGGATTGATACATAATGTTCTTCAAAAAGTGTCTTCATGCCTGAGAGGAAGCTCTCAGTCATTTCGGACTTCAGTGCATGTTCGATAACGAGGGAGTTCTCAGTGAACCACTCGTCAGCGACATACTCCAGGTAGGAATCGACACGCTCTGCAAGGGATTCCTTAGCAGTTTCGATTTCTTCCTGCAGTGCTGCAGCATACTTTTGCTCCAGTTCCTCTTGTACAAGAGCAACCTTAGCGTTGATTGCTGCTTCAAAGATGGTCTTTGCCTTTTCTTTGAATTCTTCGGTGAGTTCTTCACCACCGAGAAGAGCATTGACATCTTCTTCGATGTCATACTCAGCGACAGTTTCAGTGGTTTCTTCTTCTGCAACTACTTCGTCAGTCACGGTCTCTTCTTCTTCGATGGTGTCTTCGGTGGAGAGTTCTTCGTCTTCCTTCATACCAGCAGGCATTGGATCTGCCTTACCAGCACTCTTGGTTACAACGTCCCTTACTTGCTTAAGGGTGCCGCCGGGTTCCTTCAGCTTAGCTGAATCATCGTCGGGCTTGTAGTTTTCTGGAGTAGGACCTCCGAGATCCTCTACCGATGCCAACTGGGTGCCAGGATCTGCCATGGTAGGCATTGGATCAGCAGGCTTTGCTCCAGAATTAACAGCGGTTTTGGATTGCTGTGTCTTTACTTCCATTTCTTGTAATTTTTTACCACGAGACATTTGAACTCTCCGTTTTTCCGTTTTTTAAAACTATATTTATTTATAAATTAGAAAACTTTATCGTTTATCAAAGATTGTTGAGAAAATCATTAAAAAGACTTAACTTTTTCTCTTCCAACGCGCTCTGATCAACAAGGGTGTTGATCTGCTTGTAGGTTTTTTCAGCATACCTTTCACGGAGGATGCCACCATCCCATACCCAATCTTTTCCTTCCATGATTCCTTCAACAAAAGCATCAGGAGCAGAAGGATCAGCAACGATATCAGCAGCAGTTGCTAACATGAAATCGTCACCAACAACATTCACACCCTCACGGGTCATTTTAAGTGAACCAATACCACGAGAAGAAACGCCGAGTTTTACGCCTTCTTCTACAAGAGCACCTGCAATCTTACCCATTGGTGTAGACAAGATCTTTGCCTTACCAATAAAGTTAGAACCGGACTCTTTCAAAGAGACGATTTTATGTGAAACTCTGTCGAGATTGACGGTTGGTCCATCAGGATGACCCAGTTCGCCAAGTGCTCTACCCGATACAACATGATTTTCATTGTAACGAGCGACTTCGCGACGAAGAGTCTCCATAGGATACATACGACCATTGCGGTTCTTGATGTTACCCTGAAGGAAAACTCCCTCAATATACATTGACTTCTTGCCGTTCTTTTGTTCGACAATGAATTCAACTGATTCGACTTCTTCTCTGATAAGTTTCATTTGTTTTACGCGGTGATTCCTATTCTTGCAAGTCTAATATTGCCAGATCCGAGATAGTAAATACCATCTTCGGGATGCTTTTCAATAATCTCAACGGCATTACTCAAAAGAGTTACAGAACCGATGCCGGAATAGTTAGCATCCACTACATGGACAATGGCAATAGCGCCAGAGTCATTTACGATTCTGACGAATCTAGCATTATCGACAGTTGTGGTGTTTCCAGCGCCTGCGGCAATACTTGTTTCACCAGCAGAAACTAATATCCTAGCCATTTTTTAAGCACAATTTTTATTTATTTATACTCACTCCCCTTCTTCGCCACCAACCTCATCATCAACTTCAACTTCGATGTCTTCATCATTGAAGAGTTGAGACGCTACTGAAGGGCGATATGCATCAATTCTTTCTGCAGATTTTGCAAAAAGAACTTCCTTAATCTTGTCACTGATCTGAGAGGGGGACTCATCAGTCGTGATCATATCCAAAAGATCGTCCATATCTAGTGTGTAATAGTATACTTATATTTATAGATTAGATTTCACCACCCTTAGGCATCTCTGGTGCCTCAGTTGCAGATCCATCTAGATCTGGTTCCATGACAGGAGCACCCAAATCTCCACCACCAGCAGCACCATCCATTTCAGGATATGGCATACCAGTTTCTGGATCGACTGGTGCATTCGGATCTGGAATAATACCTCTATCGATTTCGTCCTGAATCAGTCTGTCTTGCTCAAGGATTTCCATATCGGTCTGACGCAGAATCTTACGACGGACATAATCCTGAGAGTAATACTTGCCGACATATGGTTCTGCAGATTGTAAAAGAGAAAGTCTTTCATTCATCAACTCCGCTTCTTTAAGTTCAGAGAAATGATTATCATAGAGGAAGTCATACTGAATATGCTCACTCATGATCTCCCAATCTT